GCCCATGGATATACAGATAGTTCCTATTTTGATCTTTTGGCTACAAAATGGCATACTGCAAACAATAAAATAGGTTTAATCATTCATTAAAATAACATGCTTGATCTATTCCAATAACCCGATAAACAGCCCGCTAAATTGCGGGCTTTATTGCTTGCATACATTCCAAAAATAGACCGTTCAATTTTAGCCTATTTTAAGCCCTTTTAAGCCCTTCAAATTTCTAGCTATGTAACCACACCAAAATAAATATATCGTTCCGCTACGGGCCTAAAAATGCCCTCCTTTGCCTTCCTAGGTTTCAAGGTAGCCATGCCATGCACGGCCCCGAACGGGACCCGAACGGGCACGGGCACCCCATACCCCCATAGTGTAAAACATGGCGGTTTGACCCATAGTGTAAAACATGGCAGAAAAATACCCATAGTGTAAAACAAAACCAGGTTTACCCCCTGGTGGAAAATAGAACCAGTTCGAACTGGTTCGACCCCCTGGTATAAAACAAAACCATAGTGTAAAACAAAACCATTCAGCCCAGAATATTACCCTTAGTGTAAAACAAAAATAAATTTGACAATTCCCTTGCATTTGTTGTGCAGACTCTTGTACATTTGCTTTATAATCACTTAAACACAAACAACATGTTAACAGATCACCACTTTATCCTTGAGCAGTCTGGGTTCACCCTGGAGCTCGAATCCTTCGCCAACGAAGGCATTGTCCTAGACCTTTACTTCGGTAACGGCAAGTCTGTCACCATGGAGCTCTACGATGAGCTCAATGAGCGTTTTACAGACCACTATCGGGTCGTATGCTCAATCCTAGACCCTTTTATTGTTGAACAGTTAGAAGCCAATGTACGCCAATGCTTTACGAAATGATGACCGCCACCGAGTACGGAGTACTACGGGGCTTTACCGAAAAATCTACCAGGGTTCACCAGATTATCCGCTCTGGAGTCTGGCCAGAAGAATGGGTGTATCCGCCTAGAAAGCTAGGCAATCAATGGGTAGTTTTTGTTAGTTCAACCTGGATCGGCAATGGTAGAGGAAATAATTGAGCAGTGGATACTGGAGAACTTCGGTGAAGTACCCCATAGTATAAAAATAGAAATTCTTAAAACCTTCGAGCTGTACTGGGATGAGTTTAACTTCCCTTATGCAGAGATAAAAACACTAAACAAATATAAACACTTAAAACCATGAGAATAGCAGACGAAAATCCGATTATTGACGCTCTTTTAGAGCAAGGATATCACATCGAAGAAGTACGGGATATTATTGTCCACATACACGAGGAAATAAGGATGAGAACTGACATAGAGGAAATTTTTGATATGTACGGCCTTAGCCTTGATCTATTACACGAACTAAACAGAATATAACATGGAAGACCTAGTAAAAACACTAGACCAATTAATTGGAGAATTGTACATAATTAAAACACGAAAATCATGAAAGAACTTATTGCTATTCAAAACGAGCTTAAAGCTCCCAAGAGCCAATTCAATGCATTTGGCAAGTACAAGTACAGAAACTGCGAGGACATCCTGGAGGCTCTCAAGCCATTGCTTCTAAAGTACGAATGCACCTTGACTATCGAGGATGAGGTCAAAGAAGTTGGTGGTATTGTATTCATAGAAAGTACTGTATCTATACAGATAGACAAAGAAGGTAGAACGGAAGGCAGAGCAGTTACAGCCCAGGCAGGCATCGACATTAACCGCAAGGGTATGGATGTGGCACAGTCGTTCGGTAGCAGCAGCTCGTATGCTCGAAAATATGCACTCTCGGGTCTGCTATTAATAGATGATACAAAAGACCCTGATTCAACCAACGATCATGGTGGTAAAAAAGAGGAGTTAACTCCAGCACATGTAAAGTGGCAGGGTGCTAAGGATTCTTTAGCCAATGGCAAGGTATCTATGGAGCAAATTAAGTCGGTTTATAATTTAACAGCACAAAACGAAAAACTATTATTATCATGAACTTTAAATGCAGAGCAAGTGCCCTTGGCCATTTGATGACCAACGCACGGAGTAAAACAGAATCTTTGTCACAGACTACTAAGAGCTACCTGGAGGATTGGTACAAGGAACAGATTTATGGACTAAAGAAGCAGATCAAGTCTAAGTACATTCAGAAGGGATTGGCACTAGAGGATACGGCTATCGAGTTTTACTCGGTAGCTATGGAGAAGGACTTTATGATTAAGAACTTAGACCACTTTGAGGATGATTTCTTCACAGGTACTCCCGATTGTTTTCACGATGGTATAGTCTATGACTTTAAAACCTCGTGGGACTGCTTTACATTCCCTCTGTTTGACGATCAACCTGACAATGGGTACTTCTATCAACTGCAAGTTTACATGCACCTGACAGGCTTAAAAAAGGCCAAGTTGGTTTACACTCTCCAGGACACTCCAGAGTTTTTGACTTATGAGGAGCCAGTGAGCTATGCTCATGTGGAAAACAAGTACAGAATTAAGGAGTTTGACATAGATTATGATCCCCAGGTGATTGAGATGGCCAAGGCTAAGGTATTGGAGTGCAGGGAGTATTTAAACGACATGACGATATGAAAAAGCAAACAGCAGTAGAGTGGTTACATGATCAGCTTACATCGACTCACTTTGATGGTAAGTCTTCCAAAGAAGTCCTAGAAATAGCTAAGTATAGGGAAAGAGATCAGATTGCAGAAGCTCATAGAGAAGGTGCTTGGTTTTATGCAGTAAAGACCTATGAGAGCGGACATAATTACTACGAAGAAACCTACGGAAAGAAATGACATCACTAAATCAGGAACAGAAAGATGAGATAGTTAGGCTATATAAACTTAAAGTAATGAATAAGAATATAGCCACTATACTTAATATTAGTAAGTATATAGTAAGTAATTATATATATAAGGACTATCTGCTTACCAACGAAAGAGTCAAGAATACCTGTGCTTACCTACAGGATGCCGATCGAGTAATTGAGTTGTATCAGAAAGGTCTACCTTATAAAGAAATTATGTTTATTACTGGTGTAAAATACCATCATTTGTGCGAACTGATCAAGCTGACTTCTCAAAGACGAATTAAGCCATTAACTATAAATATAGTTAGAAAAATAGAGCGTATGGTAGAGGAAAAATGGAGGACTTGTGACATAGCAAAAGAGCTAGACTTAGACTACAATAAAGTCTCACATTGGGTAAGAAAAGCACGGAAGGACGGTGTACACTAGTGTACACTAAGTGTACACCTAAGTGTAAACCAAAATCGGCCTCTATTGACTCGAATCACAATAAGTGAACACAATGAACACTTTTTGGCAAAAATTAAAAAAAATAAAAATTCACCTAGTAAAAAAAAACATATTATAAAAAAAAGTGTAAACTTGTAAACCTATGGCAAAAAACGGCCTAAAATCCGCCTATTTTAATCGCATTGGCACTTTAGGGGGGTTTACACTAGGTGTAAACTAACTGTACACTTGTGTACACTTTTTTGCCTAAAATTGCCATTTTTCTATAAACCTTTGTAAAACACGAAAATGAATGTAACGCTAGGAAGAGCAATCAATTTACTGAACTCAGGGTTCAGTGTTATGCCCATATCGGAGGGTAAGAAACCTCTGATTTTATGGAAGGAGTATCAAACAAAAAAGATAGAAAAGTCAGAATTAGAGAAGCTAGAATCCAAGACCAAAGGCTATGGTATTATAACAGGTTATTATAATGTTGAATGTATAGATGTAGATTTAAAGGTATTTCCGACAATTCAAGATGGAAAGAAGTTTTGGAGTGATTTTATATCGTTTATAGCAGATTATATTGATGACTTTAATAGAAAGTTTGTTATATATAAGACTATAAATTCAGGCTACCATATAATATACAGATGCTCTAAGGTCGAAGGCAACAGAAAGCTTGCAACTCTTAAAGGACATTCTCAAGCCTTAATTGAAACTAGAGGTACAGGTGGATACATCTACATCTACGATAACCAGGTATCTGACTTGTCTTATGAGCAGGTGCAGGAGATTACAGAGCAGGAGAGAGATACTTTGTTTAGTCTATGCAGGTACTTTCACTACGATGAAGCAAAGGCGGAAGCTAAGGTGGAAAATACAGACTATAGCGGATTAACTCCTTGGGAAGATTACAATCAGAGAAACCGAGTTCTTGATTTGATTGCAAATGAGTTTACCGCAGTTAAGCACCTTACGGATCGCATAGTTATAAGAAAAACTAATTCTAAGGATGCACTGCATGGATTTATCTACAAGGACACAGGATTGTGTTATCTATTTACTACGGCCACGATTTACCCTCACGAGACTCCTCTTACTCCGTTTAGTATCTATGCCTACAAATACTTTAATGGAGACTTCTCAATTGCAGCAAAAGAGCTTTACAAGGAAGGCTATGGAGAGCGAAAGATTCGCAAAGTAGAGATTGAAAAGATTGACATCCCACAAGAGGATTTAATATTTCCTATAGATGTGTTTCCAGAGTCATTACAGAGTTATATTTTGTTAAATCAGAAAACTCTTAATCATT